GCATATACGGTAAGCAATCTGGCCATGCCATACGGAGCTGCAACTGCAACCCTTGATCTACCAAACTATGACCGATCAAAAACATATCATAGTTCAAATGCATGGTTTTCACAAGCGGGATTAGCGGTAAAAACATACCTCAGCGACAGGTTCAACAACTGGCTGAATACCGAATGGATCGACGGAACAACAGGTGGAATCAATGCAATCACAGCTGTAGATGTAAGCGATGGTAAACTCACTATGGATGCTCTGATTCTTCAAAAAAAGATATTCAACATGCTAAACCGCGTCGCGGTCTCAGACGGTACCTACCAAGCATGGAGAGAAGCGACATACGGAATTAGGAGTGCAACACTACCTGAATCTCCTATATTCTGCGGCGGAATGCAAAGTGAAATCGCATTTGACGAGATCGTATCAAACTCAGCAACAGACGAGGAGCCACTGGGAACACTTGCAGGACGAGGAATTGCAACTATGTACAAATCCGGAAGAGGCTTGAAAATCAAATGCACGGAACCCAGCATGATTATGGCTCTGGGATCGATCACGCCTCGAATTGATTATAGCCAAGGGAACAAATGGTGGACAAGATTGCATAACATGGACGACTTCCACAAACCAACACTAGATGCAATCGGATTCCAGGAACTAATCACGGATGAATTAGCCGCATGGAACACAGAGCTCACTGGACAAGAAGAAGTCGCATATTCGTCATTAGGTAAACAACCGTCATGGATCGAATACACAACAGACGTAAACGAAACATACGGCGAATTTGCCGCAGGAATGCCCCTAGCGTTCATGTGCTTAAACAGAGTATACGAAGAAAACGAGGATGGCACAATTGATAACGCATCAACCTACATTGATCCTACGATATACAACAACATATTCGCAGAGTCAAGACTGAGTTCGCAAAACTTCTGGGTACAAGTGGCATTTGATGTAACAGCACGTCGAGTAATGTCAGCAAAACAAATTCCAAATTTATAACACTATGAAAACAGCAAGAAATAGAAGAGGATGCATCAATAATCCAGACCTCGCATACCAGGCAGAACCAAGGGAGGTAAAACTAAGGAAAATAATCAGCGGAGAGTCTAACAACATGGAAGACGGAGTATTTCCAACAATCTACACAGAAAAGAAAGATGGAGTACAACCCGAATTCGACATAAGAACAGATCGATTCGAAGTAGCGATAGACGCAATGGATAAAATCAACCAAGCTGTGGCAAACCAAGTCGCAAAAAACAAGGGTGAAACTGAAGCCGTGAAGGATTTCGGGGCAGGAGTAAAAACCGATCCCGAAAAGAGCTAAAGCAGTCGTATAAAGCTCTACCAAAACTCAAAGAGGGGGGATATTTCCGCCCCCCTCTTTTAACCCTCATAAATACATGTGGCACAGGGCGGTAGACGTTTATACATATATAACAAGAACATAAGGTATAAATTCTTTTAAGAAAAGAACGAAAATGAACTTTAAAAAACTACTGGATTTAATGGAAAAAGGAGAGGACTTTATGGATCCTCTATCGGGAATCATTGGCGGCGCTTCAAGCATCCTCAACGTACTAGGCGTAGGCAGAAGAAAAAAGATAAGGGATCAGAAAGAGATGGCAGAAAACGCAGCCAAAATAAACTATAAATACGGAGAAATGGCAGCGGAGAATGCATTCGAAAGGCAGCAAGTATTATACAACAGAACCTACCAAGACCAAAGTTACGCTAACAAAGTCGCACAAATGGATGCAGCAGGATTGTCTCCAGGCCTAATGTATGGTGGAGGTGGAGCCAGCGGTGGGGGGGCTGGCTCGACGACAGGTGCCCCCATGGGGGCAACGGGTGCTGCCGGAGCAGGATCAGCGGCCGATCCTAATGCACAACTGCAAGCACTGATGTCACTACGACAGGTGCGGATGAGCGAGCGAAAGAACGAAGCAGAAATTAACCTACTAAATACTCAAGCAGATGCACTCAAGGCAGAAGCGGGTAAAAACAAAGAGGAAACCCAATCAATAGTCGAGAAAAGGCTATGGCAAGTAAAACAAGAGATGTTCGAAGGATGGAAAGGCTTCATTGACACAGCAAATCAGCTATGGGATCAGATGGTAAGATGGCAACCCACAGAAAAAACAACAATAGACGGCAAGGAAGTTGAAATACCTAAATACTTCGAAATAGAAGATGACAAATTCGGCAAAATTGTATTCGGAGAGGAATCATTCCAGGGCAATATGATGACAGCTGAAAAACAGATCCTCGAAGGTACGGCGGCGATCAAAACTCTAGAGAGCATATACGCAGACAAAAAACTATCAGCAGAGATCAAAAAGATAAACGCGGATGCATGTAGCGGAATGGCTCAAGCGGCATACTATTATGCAGCAGGCGAGACCCAGAAAGCAGAAGCAAAGATGCTCGAAGTAAAAAAGAGAACCGAAGAAGCAACCGCAGAACTACGAGAGCTTCAATACTGGACCGAGATAGCAAACACGATCATCAAACTAGCACAAGTAGTAGGAAATCTAACGATCGGAGGAAAAACAGGAAAACTGATCAGAGAATACACGGAAAAAAGGATGAACGAGACACCCCCCAGGAACTCAACAACAGTAACACAGCATTACGATCCAGAAATGCAATTCAAAGGAGTAGATAAAACTGTAACAACAAAATGGTAAGAGAAAAATGATTTTAAAAGGGAAAATTTCAAATAAAACCAATGTGCCTATATCCAAGTATCATCGAAAATCCAAAATACGCCAAATCGAATGAAAAGCGCAAAGGAATAAAGGATTATCGCCTAAGATGGATTCAAATTCCATGCGGGTACTGTGAAGAATGTAGGCGCGCAAAAGCAAATGAATGGAGAGTGAGATTAATGGAAGAAATAAAATCAAATCCAAAAAACATTATATTTGCAACACTGACATTCTCCGAAGAGAGCTTAAAAAAGCTAGAATATGACGAAAAAGAGCCAAACAAAGCACCTCAAAAAGCAATTAGTCTATTCAGAAAGCGATGGTGGAAAAAATACAAGGCACCACTAAAGCACTGGCTGATCACAGAGCTAGGACATGATAACACCAAAAGAATACATCTACACGGCATTATATGGACAGAATTAACAGAAGAACAATTCGAGAAAGAATGGGGGTACGGCTGGATATTCTTTGGATACGAAGTGAATCAGAGAACAATAAATTACATCATAAAATACATAACAAAAAGAGACGAAGACAACCCCGAATTCAACGCAAAGATATTCTCTTCAAAAAGGATCGGAATAGGTTACATAAACAAAGACACACTCAGAAGGCATAAATACCAAGACAGATTCACAGAAGAAACGTATAGAACGGAATCCGGAATAAAAGCCGCATTACCAATGTATTACAAACAAAAAATATGGACAGATCAAGAACGCGAAGCCCTCCGAATTATAAAGGAAGAGAAGCAAACAAAGTACTACAACAAAACTCCTATTAAAGTAGAAACAATAGAACAATACAAAGAATATGTGGACGCAGTAAAATACTGGCAATCAATCAAAAAGTATGACGGAAAGAGAAAAAAAGGAAGTATGTAAAGGGTACGCAGACCTAATCATAAAGAAAGAGCAACTAATTCGTGAAATATGGAAAACAGAGTTTGGAATCAGGAATCTGGAAGACGTGTTAAAACGAAACAAAATACTGATACCTACCCCACCGGAGGAGCCATCGGAGACCGATCAAGCAACCTAGTGAAGTTGATCGGCGCCGACAATGTGTCTCGACGAAATTTCAAATACGAAGGAACATACTACGTAACAGAAGACGGAGAGCTATACGACAAAGAATACGTAATCGCTCAAAAAGTACAAAGAACCGGCGTAAGCTTCTACGAAGTCGTCGACTGGGAATACGACGAAAGAAAAAGACTGTACAAACCTACTATCAGAAGAATAGTAATGATCAAAAACACAAACACTCAATTATCACTAAACCTATGAATGAAAAAGTAAAGAAGATCGTAAAATGGATCGCGGTAATAGCGGCTGCGATCGGCGCGGCAGCCGCCGTGATCATGGAGCAGGGATGCACTCACAAGCACTTCCTCAAAGCAAATGGGATCAAAATCGACACAATCGAAGTATCAACATCAACAAAAATCAAATAACATGGACAACAAATTTAGAAATCAGCTACTTGCTGAAAGCAAACAAAGAGAAGAAGAACTCAAAGAAGTAAACCTCGAAATCGAAGAAAGAGTAGTATCAAAAAAAGGTCCGTTCGTACTGATTCGCAACAAAAACAACAAATGGGTAATCACAACGTGCGGTGCACTCGTAAACGGGAAAGAATTCGACACTAAAGAGGATGCCGAAAAACATCTAGCTAAAAAAACATGGGATGACATCTTAACCGCAACACTCATATTCATCTCACACGTAAATAATCAAATGACAAACGCTCAAAAAAAATAAGCCATGAAAAAAACACTAGGAGGAGAAAGACTCCGAAGCGAAAGCAAAATGGAGGTATATCTGCCTAATTTCGGCAGATCATCGCACAACGTGGGAAAAATAATCCGAACATCGCAAGCATGCGGCACGATCGTTCCCTATTGGTGCCAAATAGGTTTGGATGGAACGACATTCTACATCGACATCACGACAAAAGTAAAGACTTTGCCAACAACCGGACCTGTATTCGGAAGCTTCAAACACCAAATCGACGTATTCGTAATTCCGATCAGACTCTACATAGCGGCATTACATAATAACGCCTTAGGAGTAGGGTTAAACATGAGTAAGGTATTACTACCACGATTCCTGGTCTACTCCGCTAACACATCAATCTATAAAAATGACACTAATAGAGGACAGGTCAATCCGAGTTCACTACTCTCATACCTGGGAATAAAAGGATTCGGACATACTAAAGTTAATCAATACCTTCGGAGTTTTCCTGCGATATTCAACCTGGCATACTGGGATACATTCAAAAACTATTACGCCAACAAGCAAGAAGAATACGCATACGTAATCACAGGAATAAACCATAATTGGAAATCAATTAGCGTAGGAAACGGGGTTTCCTGGATTAAGACATGGACGGAAAACAAAAGTGCAGCATACAAGATCGATCCGACAGCCGAAAAGCCAAAGTACATAAAGCTAGAGTTCGAGGAGAACATCTCACCCGAAGAGGTCAATGAAATCCAGTTCTTGACGAATATACCCGGCTCAACGCAGAAATTAAACGAGCTGACGAGACTCGGAGATAGCTTCGTATTCGAACGAACAGATCCGGATGCAATGGGAATCAAGGCGCCAGACAACCCGAGAAAAGCAACCAAGGTCTACGTGTACAAAGTCAAACAGGCTATTCAGATCGCATACAACATGGATACGGCCGGAGAGAATCTGATAACAATGCCGGACAACCAAAAAATCAAATTAACACAATTTCATTTAAAAAATATCGACGAAGAACGGACCAAAATCTTAGCAGCACCCAGCACCTCGGCATATACGGTAAGCAATCTGGCCATGCCATACGGAGCTGCAACTGCAACCCTTG